CCGGAGCCCATAATGGGCCCCGGGGAACATCCTTGAGGAAAATCACCTCAAGGTCCGCTTCAATGCGACAGTGTACACCCTCTCTCTTTAGAGGTTAACACCCTCCATAGGGAGTCCGAAATAAATTATCGGCTCTCACGTTAACAAATTTAATATAAAAATGAATATACGCTTGGGGAGGCGAACCCCCCTTAAGAATTTACTCAGTTTTACATTAAAAGTATTAACCTGGGTAAACCTAACTTTCACGTTAGGTCTTCCTGGCTATGAAAGGAAATTAGACGCTCTTATCTGCTCACTTGTAAAAGTAGAAATGACACGCGGTACTGCATCTGCAGTGACTTATATTAAAAACATAAGAACCGCTGTGTTACACTTCTTATCAGGAGAATATCCTAATAAGAGAGTAGACGGAGTAGCTTTAACCCCTGATGGTTTACCTAGAGTTCTAGGGCCTTTGATTCAAGATTTAAGGTTAAAAGAGTCCCCAACTTATGTGAATAAGGTGCGAATTCTATTAACCCTTCTCTATGCATCTAGGGCTTTAAACCTCGGAAAGACTCCAGACATTGATTCTATAATTATGCCCGCTAAAGCGGTCCCGCAAGGGGGTAACCAGAACTATAGGAAACATCTGAAGGCCTTCTGGGCTGAACTCGGGTATACCCGCAGAGGATCCGTTCCAAGGTCATTGAATTGGAAACTTTTCCATTTTAGTACAAAGTCGGGTCCAAATGGACACGCGCTATACACCTCCATGAATGATTTATGGAATATTCCTGAAAAGGATTTGTCCCATATTTTCACGATTGGGGGTGCGAAATTGCGCAAAACCATTGAAGACCTTGTTTGGCTAAGAGATAAGCTCCATCCAATGTTCTGTTCCAAAGGCACTACCAGGAGGAAACTTGCTTATTTCCCAGATAAGGAACTAAAAGTAAGGGTAATTGCAATCGGAGACTATTGGTCTCAAACTGCATTGATACCTTTACATAAGTACCTATTCAGGGTCTTAAAAAAGATTCCTCAGGACTGTACCTTTGCCCAATCTTCTTTCATTACCAAGATCAAAGACTGGAAAGAGTTCCACAGTATCGACCTTACGGCCGCTACTGATAGGTTCCCTATCTGGTTTGAGAAAATGGTATTGAATGGAGTTCTTCCGTATGAATACTGCCAGGCCTGGGAACAGGTCATGGTAGCAACCCCGTTTAGTTACAAGGCTCCGGATGGAACCTCGAAAGAGGTGAAGTACGCAGTTGGTAACCCAATGGGTTTCTATTCATCTTGGAACTCATTCGCAGTAGCACATCATTATCTAATGTACTACTGTGGAAGAGAATTGGGTATCCCTTTTAACGAGCTTAAGTATGTGATCCTTGGGGACGATGTCCTAATCGGTGATAGCCGATTGTCACATAAATACAAGCAAGTTATTAGAGACCTTGGTGTTGAATTCTCAGAACTCAAAACACATACATCTTGTGAACTCGCTGAGTTCGCAAAACGCTTGGTGTGGCGAGGTTCTGAAATTACGCCCTTTCCGATTTCTTCTTTAAAGGAATCGCGCAAGAGATTTTATCTCTTGGTGAATCTGTTCTGTGAACAGATGGAGAGAGGGTGGACACCATTGAAGGGAATCCCCGGAACAGTCTTCGACTTCTATAGGATCGTGTCTATGAAAAGTAGCACATTTTGTGCGAAATTACGAGACCGATCTTTTACTTGTGAACTCATCATGCGAATGATGAGGGGAACCATATCTGCTAGTGACACCTTTAACAGTATCATTAGGAAATTTGATCTCCCACTTCCAGATCAAACTGAGCAGGACTCAAAAGAGTTCCTAAACGGTTTTTTCTATGAAGCTTTCATAAGGTCAGATCCTCAGTTCTCTGAAAACACCGAGCCCTTAGGGGCACTGGCTGAAAGCCTGGTATGTCAGATTACAGGGATTGACGACGTCGAAGACTTTGATCGACTTTTCTCAATTCCATCAAAAATCCCCATCCTTGCCTGTTATGGGCAAATTGAGGAGGCTTGGTTGAAGTTGAGAAAGGAGGCTGACGGGTTGTTTACCCGTACGCTTTCGGAATGGACCATCATTAAACCGATGACTATTCCGTTAAGTGACAAAGTCTTTGTCGAAAGACAAAGCCACTTGGTCGCTAGAGCCTCTGCCATCCTGGGTGATAAGTTACTTCCGGCATTACGAGCCTTGGCTCGTCCTGCTTTTAGTGTCTATTTTCCAGAATAGCCTCGACCCCCCTTGCTTCCAAGCAAGGGGCGGACCCGTCCTAAAACATGAGTGTTCTACTCATGGGGGTGGACGGGATGAT